TTATCCCCATCGGCATACGAAGCCATAAGAACATTCTTGTTAATCTTTATAATCTTGTCAATGGGGCCATCTACCATGACATAATCATCTTTCATGTCATACCCATCTTTGTAATAGGCATACACTCTGCAAAAAGGAACTGACCCAATATACTGTGAGAAGTCTGGCATAGAGAACCCGATGCACTGTATAGTTTTTAATGCACTAAGGGTAACAGCAAACACCACCTCCTTCGCTTGTATTTCGTCATTCACAACAAAAATTTTACCCCTTTTCTCTACCTTGGTGACGGGGTAATTAGTTCTGATGTTAGGGAGCTTCAGTTTCTCCACAAATTCTGTCCAGTTCACATAGATCTTTCCAAAGGGAGCATTGTCTAAATCATCGATGTCGTAATATTTAAAGAGATACTCAAACGACCCATCAAGATAGTCATGAAACTCAGAGTGGTGTATGAAATTCTCCGCAAACTCCTTTGTAAAATACTTGAACAGAATCTCACGCGACGTCAACGTAGCAAGGTCCTTCTTGGTCATTTTCTTGTACATAATCTTCACTTGCTTCACTGCATTCTTCATATCAAAAGGAGGAAGACGTTTGTCCAATATTCCAGAGCCCTTGTGGACCTCGGTACTCATCTTAAATTTCTTAAGAAGCTTCACAGTGATTTTGTTTTCTGGAACCACAATACCTGCTCCACATTTCACTCTTGCTCCATGAAAGTCATGCTCTCTCACTCGACCGAACACATCTTCATTCTTCTCAAGTACCAAGCATGTTTTCTTCTTCTTTGTCAATAGCATGTTGCAATATAAACCAGCAACCCCGCCTCCGATGATGACGTATGATAAGGGCTCGGATGTGTTCGTCATGTACTATTGACAAAGATTAAACTTAAAGTATTTAAACGTTGACGATAGATTGAGTCATTTTTGTCCGGACGCCAAATAACACATGTAAAATAAGGCCAAGACAAAAGGCAAAGATAACCCACCGCAAAGTGTTTTGCCATGACTTATCCTTTGCAAAGAAATACACTAACGCCCAAGTAATCACAACGGTTCCTACTGTGTCCCACAGAGCATAATCGAGCCCAGGGATTCTTGCTGCATGGAAACCAACTCGGGGAGTGCCAAGAGCATCTCTGTACCTGGAAAGTAGCATTTTGTACTATTAACAAACAAATTTAATCAAAACCAATGCAAATAACATCAGTCGTTTTAGTCTTCAAAACATCGTCTACGGCTTTGATAACAGCATCAAATCGCTCTGCGCGGTCTCGTTTGGCAGCAACGCCCCAAGGGTTCTTATGTTTGGTAGTTGGGTTCACACGGACCCAACACACATCTGTATGTGGGTACTTCTGGAGAAGCTCTGCAGTCACCATGTGCATTCGAGACTCGTCGCATATATACTCATCATGCCCATTCTCGTCGACTTCCAAACACACAATGATGTCATTGCCAAATACAATGCCGTCCAAACGTGCCCACTTCTTGAAAGTCTCATCGGGGTTGTATTTGACGACAAATTCTCTACGTTTAACGTCAATTTTTCCTTTGACATATCTGAAGAATGCGTTTTCATACTTCTTGAACTTGTCCCGACGAGAGTCGTCAGGGTCACATGACAGACAATATTGACAACCTGGAGCAAGAAGATATCCTACTGGACACTTCTCACCATTGTATCCAGAGCATCTCTTGTTCGCCACATCAATCATCTCAGGTGTCTTACAGTCCTTGCAAGAAATCCCTATGGTTTCTCCTGGAAGATTGAATTTGGGTTGCTTTCCGCACGGACACTTATTGTGGACAACATTAACCATCTCAGGAGTTTTGCAGACCATGCAACAAAATCCAATAGTTTCTCCGGGGAGATTGAATACTGGTTGCTTTCCACATGGACACTTCTTGCTCACCACATCAATCATCTCAGGTGTCTTACAGTCCTTGCAAGAAATTCCAGTGAGTTCTCCAGGAAGATTGAAACTAGGACGATTTCCACACACACATCTCTTGTTCACCACATCAATCATATTAGGAGTCTTGCACTCTCCGCAACAAACCCCTATGGTTTCTCCTGGAAGATTGAATTTTGGTTGCTTTCCACACACACAATGCTTGTTTTTTACATCAATCATATCATCAGTCTTATGTGCTTTACACCATCTGGCTTTGGAACCTTTGATGTTGTAATTTGCATTTTTATTGCACTCTGGGTGTTTGCAAATTGTCATTTGCATAATCAAATTCTTTTCATATAGATATCAGTTTTTGTCGATATAAATGTATATCGACAAAATCACTAAAATGACAATAACTCTTTTTTTGGGGTTTTTGTATTTTATTTTAAGGTTTAATGTTTTTTGTTAGCATGCTTGCGGGCAGGGGAGCGAGCGCGACGAGGAGACTTGGCCCTCCGAGCCGGTGATTTTGCCCTCTTGGGTGAGGTGGCGCGCTTGGGGGAGCGAGCACGTTTTGGTGAGCGGGCACGACGAGCAGGGGCCATTTTGTTGTTATATTCGTTAAAAAATATTTTTTTTTGAAACTACTGCGCGGTATTTGACAATGTACGTCCTTTTGCTCACATTTGATGATATATTTGTGCGATTTACATTGGAACTATCAGATTAACACAGATAAATCATATACTTGTTTTAACAAAGGGCAATTGTAGCAGATGCTGACGAATATGCATAATAAAGGTCGTTGCCAAGCTTCTGGTTATCACATTCTACCTGATCCTTTGAGATGTCCGCCAACATGCCAAAGTAGCTCCCATTGACACCAATGGTCGCATCAGTGGCTGAAGACACCGGCGCGTTGGTCTGACTGGTGAGGCCGTAAGCAGAGAAGTAAGTCACCTCGGTTGAGTCAATGGATACATCTAGGTAAATGCTCTCCCCGTGCTTGATAGTGGTGTATGGTGCACAGCGAGCATCGTATGTCTGATCATGGGCGAAGAACATGTTACCAATCATCACATCTTCCTGGCAGTTGTTGACCACGGCAACAAGACCCTCGGAAGAAGGAGATGGCGCAGGAGAAAAGGCAGGAGGATCCACACTGGCTTCATCATCCTCTGCAGCATAATCAACCTTGCACAGGTAGACACCGTCGATAACCGGGTAGAGCTTCTTCCCGCACAGGTCGGTAGAGGACACCTCGGAACCAGACGCGTCAAACACCTTGTCTTCGAACTCAAAATACTGGGGAGTGGCAGAGTCCCAAAGGTCCACCATGACCTCGCGAGCACGCATCTCCTTGCGCATGCTCTCACACTTATCATTGAAGATATAGACATTGGTCATGAGACCGCAGTCATTGATGAACTTTACGGGGGCGGGGGCGCTCTTCAGGACGCGCGCGGACACACGGGCTCCGCGGAGCACCACGGAGGTGAAGGTAAGGGCGAGGAGGACCTTGGAGAAAGACATTGTGATAATAGTTGTTACATTACTGTGGAAATCTCTCTCTTTTATGTTCCTAGGGAATACCAGGGTCAAACGATTTGTTTGTCATTTTTGTCATTTTGTCATTTGACCCTGGTTTTTAAAATCTATATAACCTGCCTGCGCCCCAAGACCCACACCCAAACCCCGCACCCAAAAACCACACTCCAAATGACTTCTCTTGATTCGGTCCTGTACGATTACCAGAAGAAATGCCTGCGCTGGATGGCAAAGAGGGAGCGTGCCAAGGAGGCGCCTGGCGGCGTTCTGTGTCTTGACATGGGTCTTGGCAAAACTATTCTGACCATGGCTGTGATGGCAGAAAATCCAATGAAGACGCTTATTGTAGTGCCAACCAGTCTTGTGGCTCAGTGGGTGTCAGAGTTTGAGAAGTTCACCAATCATTCCCCTATGGTGATTGATACCACGACATCCAACAAGGGTCTTATCACAAAGGAAATTCTTGATACCAATCCGGTGATTGTCATGCCCATCACAGCATTCTCGGCAATGAGCAACAACGACGACAATCTCCTCCTTACATACAACTTTGGCAGGATAGTTGTTGATGAGGCTCACCTTATCCGGAACAAGAGGACCAAGTCATACAGGCTTATCTGCCAGATGGATGCAGAAGTCAAGTGGTGCCTGACAGGAACGCCAATCGTGAAGGATGACAAGAATTTCTCAACGCTGCTCGAGTTCATCGGAATCTTCAAGACAAATCTGGTATATGCCGCAAAAGAGTTCTTGTACCGCGTGGTTAAGGAGGATGTCTTTGACCTTCCCAAGCTGGTCATCGAGGACCTTCGGGGGGATTTCCAGACAGATGTGGAGAGAAATGCGTACGAAGACATCATGTTTCAGGGGTCTATCACTCTTAAGGCATACAAGGCATATGGTGACTCTGAAGGTAGGATGGAAATGCTGAAAACACTTTTGCGGCTCAGGCAGTGCACGGCAAATATCACAATGGTGCCGAAAAATGACTCCAAGGACGAGTTCTATGAAGGAACGTCAACCAAGCTAAAGATGCTGGAAGACGACATCAAGGTTTCTCCGATCCAGAAGACTCTGATCTTTGCCCATTTCCACAAGGAGATGACTGCCATCAAGGATATGCTGCTGTCCAATGGACATAAGAGCGTTGCTATCCATGGTAATGTGTCAGGAGACGAGCGTGTCAAGGCCATCAAGCAATTTAATGAGGACCCGGCAACTAACTTTTTCATAATTCAAATAGCAGCAGGCGGCGTTGGTCTCAACCTTCAGGCGGCATCTCGTATTTACATAAATGGCGTGGACTGGAACGGAACAAGCGAGACGCAGGCTATTGCCCGAGCCCATCGTATCGGCCAGACAAAACCCGTGACCGTTAAGAGACTCATCATCAACGATTCGATTGATGATGCCATTATTGGCCTGCAGCAAAAGAAGTTTGGAGCAGCGGCAGATATCCTGGGGGATGAGCGCATTAAAAAATCTCTTAATGCTCAAAAAAATACTTCTTCATTTAAATCTCTGTTGGAAAGTATTTTCAAGTCATCATAATTCCATGTAAAATTTAAAAAAAATTAAAAGTTTATGTTATAAAATGGGAGGTCTTACTCAACTCATTGCCACCGGCGTTCAGGATGTGTTTTTAACAGGAGACCCGCAGAGATCTCTGTGGAAGAGAAACTCAGTGAGAAGAACCAAATTTGCCATCGAATCTATAGAAAGCACCGTTACCCTTGCATATGATACACCAAGCATGATAACAATTGCAAGAAAAGGAGATCTTGTGAAGAGTTGTGTACTAGAAATAACCATGATGAAGTCGAACATAGCTTCGTTTTACCCAGTGGAGCAGTTCATAAAGTCTATAACCGTGGTTATTGGAGGTCAAGATGTTGAAATTATAGAGGATGCCGCAACATGGCTGCGCATTCACGATGAAACTTTCAATGATGTTGAAATACGTTCAGCAAA